AGGGGGCATACCCCTGGGATCTAGTTGAGTATATGGCATGAAAAATGGTTTACGTTGACTGCACTAGCAGCTGTACAAGGCATTACGATGCCTTGTATTTAACTTTCGTGAAGCCGCGTAAGGCAACCACTGCATATAGAGAGTTTTTCTGAGGTCTTATCATCACCTCGCACTTCGTCTGCAAAACGATGATAACCTGCTCATATATATTTGTGAAAAACCACAACGATGGTTGATACGTCTGTAACGTATTAGTCCATGTCTCCAGCTTTGAGCAAGCACAAAACGGAGGAATAAGGGAGCACACCACTCCCTTCTAAGGCCTGACATTGGCCATTGATTTTGTATTTGAAATATGAATTTTATATTCAATTTTAACAAGTCGCTAACGCGATCTGTACATTCAAGACGAAAGAGGAACCCGGAGCGCCTCAAGTCGTTTAATACATTAGAATATTTTATATAGCTACTGTTTAGCCCAATAAACAGCTGGCCCCAACATCAGGGTTTTCACCTAAACCTGCACATCTAGAATAGGATCATTTGTGTGAAAAGAGTTTAGAATAGTGAATTCTGTCCTGTGAGGCAAGCCGCTGAGTCATTTATTGACAACAGTGTAAATGTATTATGAGTTTAGCCAACTTAGACGTGATCTATAAGTAACGTTTCAATTGGTATGAATGAAGTATTGATATACATCATCATAAATGCGCTATCACATTGCGCCAAAATGTGATGCAAGTTGTAAGACAACATATGCTCGTAGGGTTTAAAACGAGCGTGATTAATATACCCTTTTTCTCATGATGAACGTACGAACCGCGGAGGGAAACCGCTGTAAGGACTCCAGTTCATCTCCTGTTGTTGGCCCAACAGAGACTCCTAGTGAAAAGGAGCAGAGAAGGTTAGACTTCTATAAGAAAGAACTTCGCGCATATTATAATGGTGAAAAGTTTTCATACAGAAAAGAACGCCTTCTACGTAAGAAGTTGCCTGTTGTAAACGAAAAGGCGACTATAGGAGACTTCGATAGTCAAATTGGATTTACCGAAGTATCGCAGGCTGCTGTTTTTATAAACAAATTAGCCAATATTTATGAGTCCACTACTGGACATTCGATGGATATGGAGACTGGTAAGAAGATTGAAAGTTTATTGACTTACCTATATACCATTTCCACTCTAAATACGACAAATCAGTTTGTTAGTGCAACTTTGTTGTACCTGCAAACTGTAACCAAGAGATCGTTGATGTCTATCGTTAGAGATAAGATTTTTAGTATATTCGAACTTGATGGCTATGAATCACAATCTAGTTCTCATAGTTCTGATCCTCAGTGGTTAGAAAATCTACGATCCGTTTCCACTAACTGGAGGTTGTTTAGAGGCAATAAAGCTTTTAAACAACTATCTAAGTTGATTGGATTATTGGTATCTCTACAACTGTGTTCTGCAGAAACAGTCACGTTCTCTATCAAGGGATATGACATTTTTGCACCCACAATTGTGGAAAAACACATGAATTGTGTCGATATGATTGATGCTGTATTTGAAACTTGTATGTATTTCGTTGAAGGTGGATATTTGTGTTATAAACATCAATCCATTAAGCCACTTCTAATTAATGATTATAAAATCATAGAGTTGGAAGAAGATTACATGCAAATGCTAGCGCGCTGGGAATTAGTACGCAATGGCAATTTATATAAATTTGATCAAATTGATGACTCTGTGTTCACCGAACAATTGGCGCGAGTCCGACGCCAATTCATGGACCTTATGGTCTTTTCCCGAGGAGTGGAAAGAGAAATGCTCAAAAGAAAGATATTGAATTGTGATTCAATTGATAATGATCTTAGCGCTCTTAAATTATCTTCGGGATTACGTATTGCACCTTTTGCCCTTGAATTCTTTGGGAATAGTGGTAGAGGCAAAAGTACTGTGTCAGATCAGATGATTACTATGTTATTGGCGAGTCAAAAGTTGGATATTTCTAAGGAAAAGAGAGCTTATGTCAATGATGGTGACAAGTATGAATCAACTTGGACTTCTGACAAATTGGTGGCAGTTTTTGATGACTTTGCTAATGACAAGCCTAGTCATGTAGAGATTGCACCTACTCGGCAGATTATTAAATATATCAATAATACACCAACATATGCCAATAAGGCTGAATTAGAAGGCAAAGGCAAGATTTTCATTGAGCCTAAATTGGTTGTTTGTACAACTAATGTCAAGGATTTGGCTGCATATGACTATTCAAAATGTCCTTATTCTATTCAAAGACGTATGGATTTTGTTATCACTGTGAGAGTGAAGAAGAAATATGTGATGTCTTTGGAAGGTAAGTTTTCGGGTTTGAATCAGGCAGCCATTAATGCTGATGCGAAAGCTCGAGAAAAGGAATTGGGTCATAAACCTCTTATTGATGATATCTGGGAGCTTGATGTAGAGAAAGCTATTGAGCCAGATGATATTAAAGCAACTGCCAAATATGCACCAGTAAAAGATAGTGAGGGCAAACCTATGGTGGGACGATCCGCGGAAGAAGTTATACAGTTTCTCATTCCGCATTATGACGCCCATTTAAAACGACAGCGCGAATTAGTTGATGATGCCATGTCAAGACCAGATGAGATGGAATTGTGTGGTGTTGATGACTGTATTCAACTAAAGAAGTGTTGCCCGAATCATCCCTTTATTGCGTGTAAACCTTGTAATGAAGAAGATATCTCTGATGACGATACTCCAGTTATTGCGAATTTGAATTCTGACACTGATATGGTTGATGATTTTGATCGTATGCGTGAGCAAATTGAACTAAATGAGATTCAAGATGGTGATTATGATGAACAAGCCGGAATTATGAGTTTTGGATATTCTGCTATAAGCAATTACAATAGAGTGAAACGTATTTTTGCTACGGATATTGATAATTTTGCTAATAGAACTTGTCATTGGGGTACTCATAAGCTTTATGATGTCACGGATGTGTTTTTAAAACGTTGGGATTGGATTTGCCTTTTACCAAAATCCACCCTGCATGCACCTGGAGTTAAAGAATTTTTATACTGGTGGTATGAGGATGAAATTGAGCAACCTAAGTTACGCAAAGCTATACATTATGCCTATTATTTAGTCATATTGTTAACTATTTTTGTTAATCCATCTTATTGGCTTATTGGTATCATTGTACTCTTGGCCCATTTGTCCCTTGATAGATCTCGTATGAAGGAAAAATTGATGGATGAACTTGATAAGCGCAATGATGCAATCCCTAAATGTGTGTCTAGATTACGCGATGCATATGCTAAGGATATCACTAATGTCTGTGTCACTGTTGGCGTCGTTTATATGATGGCCAAAGTGTACAAGTGTTGGAGAGAATCTAATTCTGAGCAAGGGTCTCTTGAACCGAAGAACGAAGAAGAAATTAAGGAGCGTGATTCTGAACCAAATCCTTGGTCTCAAGTCGTACAGCGACCATTACCAGGATCAGATAAGTCGCGTATGGTTCCACCCAATAGTGTATTCACTCATTTGGAGAAGAATCTGTTATATGCAACAATTATTGCTCCTAATTCTGAGGATAGGATGGGTAATGTCTTATTCTTGTGTTCTAACTACTTAATTATTCCTAATCATTATTTTGAAGAATGTGACTCGCAATCTTTAAAATTGATTTGTCACAAGGAAAATGCCAACGCTATCGGTGGTAAATTTACCACTCGTGTTGATATTGAGAGTAGTTATCTGGTTCCAAACTCGGACTTTCGTATTTGTTATTCTCCTAGTGGAGGATCTTTTCGTGATATCCGAGAATATTTACCAACTGGTAAGATTGTGGATCATCCATTCCGAATGTTTTGGAGATACAAGAGTGGAGATCTTCTTAAAGCTCAAGGATATGCTATTGCCAAAGAAACTGGAACTAAGCGTACTAGTTTCTGGGGTGGAGAATATTCTAAACTGTCCATCAATACTTTTGGTGGATTGTGTGGGGCTTTATTGGTATCTGATACAAAGGATACCATTTTGACAGGATTCCATTTGGGGGGAAAGGAAGGAACAAATAGAGGATGCTTTGGTTCAATCACACAAGATGAGGTTTCCAAAGCTGTTGAGTTTCTTCAAAATATCCCAGGAGTCCTTTTATCTGGCGAAGCAGGAGATTTTGATCCTCAAGTGAACGGTGAAAGCCTTTTGAGCGAGGACAAATTGCACCATAAGAGTCCAGTGAATTATTTGCCAGAAGATTCACAATTTGAATATTATGGATCGTGTATAGGTGCATCCACCTCACGCAGTGATGTGCGTGAAACCCCCATTTCTAAAGATATTGAGAATATTTGCGGTATTCCTAATATCTGGGGTAAACCCAAAATGAAGCCTGAATGGTACGGGTGGCAAAAGGCGTTAGCCAATTCCAGTAATCCAGCAGAACCTGTTCCTCACGCTTTATTGAGGGTATCCGTGATGGATTATGAGAGACCAATTCTTGAATTGGTGGATAATAATCCATTTTGGCAGAAAGAG